GTCCACGGGCTGGAGCTCCGCGCCGACGGTGCCCAGCTCTGGATGCTGACCGAGTGGACCCCCGAGGCGCTCGGCCGCATCGAGGCCAAGGAATACCGCTACGTCTCCGCGGAGCTGACCTTCCCCGACGCCTCGATCAGCAAGGCCGGGAAGTTCAAGCCCGGCGACCGGGCGACCTTCACTGGCTTCGGCATGACGAACCGCCCCGCCATCCATCGGCAGGTCGGCCTCTTCAGCGACACAACTTCCGGCCGTCAGGCCACCGACACGGAACCCACAATGCTGCTCCTCCTGACTGCGATGGGCCTGACCGAGGACACGGCTGAGGCCGATGCCCTCCAGGCCTTCGAGACCTTCAAGTCCGACCACGCTGACCAGCTCACGACCCTGACCCAGGAGCGAGACGAGGGCGTAGCACTGCTGGCGACCGTGACCGGCGAGCGTGACGCGCTCGTGACCACGCTGGAGACCCAGAAGGCTGAGGCGCTGGCCGCTTCCGCGGAGACCGCGTGGGAGGACGCCCTGCGGACCTTCCGGGCGCTGCCGTCGCACAAGGGCCTGTTCATCGAGCAGTACCTGGAGAAGTCGCCCGAGGACGCCGCCCGCGTGCTGTCCCCGAAGGACACCTTCTCGGCCATGTTCTCCACCGACGGCATAGGCGGCTCCAAGCCCGGCGACGACGGAGCAGGCATCAGCAGCGATCAGGCTGCCTCGGTCATCGTCAAGGCAGTCACGCCCACCGACGCAGACGGCGAGGGTCTCACCGACCTGGAAGCCCGCGTCAAGTACCCCCATCACTTCCGGGTCTACGAGGGCAACACCGCCCCCGTGGCCTCCTAAAGGAGCCTGTCATGTCCAACGCAAACGTGGTCACCATGGAGGTCGGAGAGGACCTCTCCGGCGGAAACGGAAAGGCCGTCAAGATCAGCGCCGGTAAGGTCGTCGCCTCGGCGGCTGCCGCCAATGTGAGCTTCGGAGTCCTGACGCGGGACGCCGAGGACAGCGACACCACCGGGAACTACGTCCCCGTCTGCGTGTCCGGCGAGTGCTACGGCACCGCAGGCGCTGCGGTCGCCATCGGCGCCCTGCTGATCAGCGATTCCGCGGGCAAGCTCATCACGACCACCGCGACCACCGACTTCATCGTGGGCATCGCCCTCGAAGCGGCCGACGCGACCGGTGATCGCATCCTCATCAATGTCAACCTTAGCAACGTGGGCGGATCCTGATCCGTGTCCCGTAGGAGTCTCTAATGAGCTTCCAGATTCCCCAGGTTGACACCGTTGTCAGCCAGCTCGCGCAGCAGTACGCCCAGGACCAGAGCACCCTCAAGGGTCAGCTCCTGATGCCTACTGTTCAGCTCCCCGTGACCGAGGACAGCTCCGGCTATCTCCAGGCCACATACATCCAGTTCGACGCTGGCGAGTTCTTCGGCGATGCCGACTCGACCGACTACGCGAAGCACCGGGTAGCCCCTGGCGCGGGCGCGATCCTGATGGACTCGCCCGACCTGGCGTCCACCAGCTTCACGCTTGACCAGCGGCGCGGCAAGATGCCGGTTCCTGGCTCCATGAGCACCCTCGGCCCGGTCGATGTGCGGGCGGCCAAGGTCGCCGCCGCGATCACGAAGTTTGACCTGATGACCGAGCGTCAGATCCAGTCCAAGGTGGACGCCGCGTCCAACTACGCGACCGGCCTCAAGGCTACGATCGCCAGCGGCTCCCGGTGGAACGAATCCGGCGGTGACCCGCAGACGCTCATCGCTGACGCGAAGAACGCCGTGGCGAAGCAGTCCGGCCGACGCCCGAACGTGATGTGGATGGGGACGGACGTTGCTGCCGCCCTGCTCGCCAACGAAGGCGGCCACATGATCGGCGGCGGTGCCGTCCTCCAGGGCCTGCTCGATGAGAGCGACCTTGCCAAGGCGTTCCAGGTCGAGAAGATCCTGGTGATGGACTCGGTCTACAACAACGCGAACCGCGGCCAGACGGCGACCAACGCCTTCATCTGGACCTCGACGAGCTGCGGCCTGCTCTACGTCCCGGAGAACGCCCTGAGCGCCGCCTCTGCCGGTACCGCCCTCCCGGCGATGCAGGCCAACTTCGCAGCGTTTGGCTATACCTTTGTCCCCCAGGGCAAGGGCGCCGGCCCGTCCTCCATGGAGGTCATCCGCAAGTGGGACGACGACACCGCCTCTTGGCTCCACTACCTGAGCGACTGGCGGACCCCTGTGACGACGAGCGCCCTGCTCGGCTACCACTGGACCACCGCCGTCGACTAGTGACTGATGCCCCCGGCTGAGACGCCGGGGGCTGAGCCTGGGAGGGACCCCGTGCAAGTGCTCAACACCCGACTCGTAAGCCCGGCCGGCAGCTTCCCCGAGGGTACGCCCTTGGAGGTGTTGCCGGCTGCGCTGCAAGCGGAGGCCGCCCGCCTGGGGTGCGTCTCTACGGGGCCAGGTTCGGCCCCTGCTGTCGTTGCCTCGGCTCCGGCAGCTACCGCCCCTGCCGCTGCCGAGGAGCCGTCTGTGTCCGACCTGATGACCGGCCATGTGGCGAGCGTGAAGAAGCGGATCCGGGATGGTCAACTCGACCATGCAATCAAGGCGGCAGACGACCACGAGCGGGCCCGAGCAGACGGCCCCAGGAAGTCCGTGCTCGAGGCCCTGAGCCGTCGCCCTGTCGGTGAGGGGTAGCGATGTCCGTCACTTCTGGGGCCTATGTGACAGAGGCGATGCTGCTCGGCCGGTTGGCCGGTGCTCAGCTCGCTCAGGCGTTCGACTCCGATAGCGTCCCCACTGATGCCGAGGTGTCTCGGATCATCGTGGAATCTGAGGCGCGGGTGTCCGCTCACCTGGGCGCGGCTGGCTTCACGCTGCCGATCGCAGGCGGGAACGCGCTGGTCTACATCCAGCTCCTGGCGACCGCCATCGTGGCCGGTCGCGTGGCCGAGGCTCAGGTGGACAGCCGCCAGGGCGATCTACCCGCGGACTCGTTCGCGGCTCGCCTCCAGGCCGAGGGCTGGTCGATGCTCTGGGCTGTCATCGGTGACCCGGTGAACCCGGAGCAGACGGGCAACTATAAGCTCCTCACCGAGGCCGGTCTGTCGAGTGCTCACAGCGCCGTCAAGCTGATCGCGTCCTGGTCAACGGAGAACCCGTCGATCCCCTACGCGACGATCCCGAACTTCACCTACGACACCGAGTTCTAAGGTGGCTGATCCGCACCTTATGCGCCTCACCATCGAGGTCGACGGAGAGGTCCAGTTCGATCGGGCGATGGCTGTAGCCGAGGACCGGATGGGCTCGCTCTTCCAGGAGATCGGGGACGACGTGATCGGGGTCGCAATCCAGGAGACGAAGCGCCGCTTCAAGACGAAGGGCCGTGCCGGCGCTAAGCCATGGCCGAAGCTCACTGATAGATACGCCAGGCACAAGAAGCGCCTCCACCGCTCCGACCCTGGGAAGTACCCGGCTCGAGGCCTGTTGCGGCTCACTGACCGGATGTTCAAGTCCCTGACCGGGACGAGCGTTGCGGACTTCGGAGGGGGCGGCGAGGCGATCCGCATCGTGCAGGATGATTACATCATCTACGGCACCGCGACCCCCTATGCTGGCTACCAGAAGAACTATGGGCGCGAGCCGATCCGGTTCTCCCGTCGCGCTGCCCGTCGCTTCCAGGAGGTCATGCGGAAGGGCGCCCTCGGTGTTGTCCGTGACGGCGTAGAGGGTCCCCCTGGCCGTCCTGGTTCCACCTGATGGCGTTCTATGGAGCCGAGCAGGTGATGGACGACGTGGCCGCGTTCATCGTGTCGGACCTGGGGACGCACCTGGCCGCAGTGCAGGCCGCAGCGTTAGCCGATGGGGCTCCCGCCCTGGCCCCCGTGCCTGCCGTCCCTGCCGCTGGTGACGTGTTCATCGCGTCGGCAGGTATCGACATGAGCAAGCCGCTAGGGAACCGTGTGGTGATGGTCCTGCTCGTGGACAGCTACGACGCAGGCGACCGCCCTAACGGCATCTCCTCGGTGAGCTTCACCCTCGGCCTTCGGGTGTCCGAGCCCTCGGGCCGGACGGTCAACACGAGCCGCCGCCTCGGGCGCTACGTCCAGGCCCTGGTGCGGATGTTCAACGCGGACGCGACCTGCGGCACGCCCTACATCATCCAGATCGGCTATCCGGGCCCGGCCGAGTACAGCTCCGAGAGCACCGGAGCCCGCACCCCGGTCTATCAGGACGCCTTCCTGCCCTTGACCGCGTCTATCCAGGAGTCGGCAGCATGAGCACCCGCTACCTCTGGGCCTCTGAGCCCCGGTCCATGATGGGCGTTGGCCCCCTTACCCCTGGTGAGCCCCTGCCCGCTGGCGTCTCCGATGAGACCGCCGCCGCCTGGCTCGCCCTGGGCCTGGTCACTGTCGACCGACCTAAGCGAATCCGCAAGAAGCCTTCCAAGACCCCGCAGAAGCCGGACCCGTCCGGCGTCCAGGAGTAGATCATGGGTGTTCCCGCCAAGTACCGCAAGACCACAGCCGCGGGCACTGAGTCCGCCTATGGGACCGAGAGCTTCCCGGCCTCGGCCGACTTCTATCACCAGATGGACGGCGAGCGTATCGAGTTCGATCGGGAGAACATCCCGGAGCCGGACTATGCGGGAGTCGCTGATGAGATCGGGTCGATCGAGGGCAACCGGACCTCGAGCTTCACCTTCCCGCTGACCGTCCGCCCCTCGGGCACCAGCGGCACCGCGCCGGATGCGGACGAGATCATCAAGACCTTGCTCGCCAGCCGCAGGGACAACGTCACGGACGCAGTCGCGGCCAGCCCGACACCGAGCACGACTGCCTATGCCATCTCCACAGAGGCCCGGGTCGCCACGAAGTCCTTTATCGTCACGACCTTGACCGGCGTGACGAAGCCGGAGATGCGCTTCTGCACGCTCAACTCCTCCGCGACCCTGACGGTGACCCCGCCCCACACTGCCGCCCCGACTGCGGGCGATGCCGTCACAGCGACGAACAGCTACAGCTTCGGCTCTCGGGCGGCCACGGCCTTCCTGACGATTGCCGAGTTCCTGGCCGACGGTGCAGGCACCCAGATCAAGAGCCTCGTCGCCATGGGCTGCGTGCCAAACGTGATGGAGTGGGAGTGGAGCAAGGACAGCCAGTTCCTGACCATGCGGATCAGCGGCGAGGGCAACGGGAACGTCGTCAACACGGGGATCGGTCAACTCAATGAGGCGCTCGACGCCAGTGAGACCGGGGTGGACGTGGACGATCTGTCGGTGTTCGACATCGGCTCCAAGATCATCGTCGACACGGAAGCGATGGCAGTGACGGCAAAGAGCGCGGACGTTGGGCCTGGCGCCCTCACTGTCGAGAGGGACTACGACGGGACCACTGCCGCCACCCATTCCGACAACGCGGTCATCTACCCGTACCGGCCTGCGGTGACGCTCACAACGGCCGTCCCGGTCCCGAGCATCTACGCCGATGTCTTCATTGGCGTCGAGGGAACCCAGGCCACCGCCACCCGCATCGCCTGCCGGATTGAGCTGGACGTGGCCTATGTCCGGGACTCGACCACAGACGACCTCGTGAGCCGGTTCGTGGACGGGCGCCGGAAGGTGAACTTCGAGGTCGACATGGTGATGACCGACGGACAGACCCAGGCGATCAACCTGACGCAGGGCCGGTGGAACGGTAGCCAGCCGCTCTTCATCCAGCTCGGCAACACGGCCGGGAAGCTGGTCGGGTTCTACGCGCCCCTCTGGTACCCGGAGATGAGCCCGCTCGACCTCGACGGGGACGGGTTCTACTCGGTGACCCTGGCGGGTACCTGCCGCGGAACCACTGCCGGAGATGACAGCCTTTACATCGGCCTCGGCTGATGCCACATCCTCGGACCCATTCCGGGCCCGGGGACGACCTGGGCAGCACAGGGGGAGGCTCTGCCCGCAGTCCCTCCCGCGCGTTTGGGCTCACCCCTGTGCTGTCGCTCGCCACTATGGAGGGAAGCCATGGCGATTCGAGTACCTGTGCAGGGCCAGAGGGTCCGCAAGTCCTACCCAGATCCCCGAGACCCGGAGGGCCCGATCGTGGTCAACCTGCTCCCGCTGGACCTGGGCTCACGCAACGCGCTGAAGGCGATGGGCTACCGCCCGATCCCCGCTGGGATCAAGCTGGAGATCGACGAGGAGAAGGTGGCGTCCCACGCGAAGAGCAAGGGCATCACCGAGGCCGCGGCACGGGAGTATATGCAGACGGTCGCGGATGGACTCCAGGCGCAGGCTATCCAGCTCATGCGCTCCCGCGGGACGACGACCACAGACCCGGAAGTCCTGGCGTCTGCTCGGGCGGCGTTCTGCTCTGGGGTCCGCATCGTGGAGGGCGTGACGTTCGAGGGTGGCCCGGAGTCCATCTCGGACACCGACGCGGCCGGGTTCCTGTGGGACCACGGAGACGACTGGTTGCGGGACTGTATCTGCGGGGACCTCGTGGACCTCAACAGCCCGAGTGGTACCGACCTGGGAAACTGAGGCGGGTCCTCCATGCTGTAAAGCTCGGCTGGAACTGCCGGGACTGTCAGACGGGGGGCCCGGCGTCACTCCAGGAGGGGCGGAACTGTGGCGGGAACTATCCGCACATGGCCGAGGAGGGCAGGCTGCCCGTCTTCACCGGAGCCGTCCCTGAGCGCCTGGGGCAGTTCGAATACGTCCACGCGCAGCAGTGCCCCCTTGATGTCAAAGCGGCGAGGAACGGCGGCGTGGCGCCCTGGATGGCCCCCTTCTTTCGAATGGCGCGGGCGTACCGTGCCGGCTTCCTGCCGGTGGCCGGTGGCTACCTGGCCCAGCCGGCTATCGTGATGGATACGGTGGACGAGTTCATCGTGGAACAGGACCAGATCGAGGCGGCTCAGCGGGACGTGCGCCGGGCGAAGAACAACCCGAGGGTATAGCGATGTCAGTCAAGGTCAAGATCGGGGGAGACTCCAAGGGCGCAGAGGATGCGCTGAAGAAGACCCGCACGGGGATGAAGGGCCTTGGAGCTGAGGGAAAGAAGTCCGGCGACTCGATCGCGGGAGGCTTCATCAGGGCCCAGATCGCCCTGTCTGCTGCGTCCATCGCCGCCAAGGCCCTGGGGTCTGCGTTCTCTGCTGTGGCTGTCGGTGCGATCCGCGTCGGCGCTGACATGGAGTCCTTCGAGGTCAAGCTGGAGACCCTGCTTGGGTCGTCCGCGGCTGCCGAGGAGAGGCTGGCTAAGCTGTTTGAGATCGGCTCTACCACGCCCTTCCAGCTTGACCAGCTCGTGGCGGCAGAGGTCAAGCTCGAGGCGTTCGGTGTGACCGGCGACCGTGCCCGCACTGCGGTCATGGACCTGGCGGCCTTCATGGACGGGGACCTGGCGGGCGCTGCTGACGCGGTGGGCCGGGCCTTCGCAGGTGGAGCCGGTGCGGCTGACATCCTCCGCGACCGTGGCGTCCTGGCGATGGTCGAGCTTCAAGCCGGGATCAAGCCCACAGAGCTGAGCCTGGAGGAGTTCCGCGAGACCCTGATCGACACCCTCACCGACCCCAACGGAAAGATCGCAGGCGGCACGGAGAAGCTGGCGAAGACCTTTGAAGGGCTGGTCAGCAACCTCCAGGACGAGTGGTTCAAGTTCCAGAAGGAGATCGCGGATGCTGGAGCGTTCGACGCAGCGCAGGCGGCTCTGATTGAAATCTTGAGGCTCATCGACGACAACAGAGCCGAGCTGGGCGAGGCCGCAGCGTTCATCAGCGAGTCCATCGCAGACGGTGTGGCGCTTTCGCTGGAGATTCTGAAGCGGCTCCCGGAGATCGCCCATGAGGCCTCCGCAGTTGCCAGAATAATGAGCGTCGTCTTTGCCGTCTCTTCAATGCAGAAGTTCGTCAACTTCACACCAAACATGATCGGATCATTGAGGGCCATAAAGCTGTCACTGGGTCCGCTCGGAATTGCGCTCATCGGCCTAGAGGCTGCCTACGAGGCAGCAACGCTCGGATCTATGGCGTTTGAGAAGCAGGCTCGGTCTGCCGAAGAGCGCTCAATGAGGGCGTCAAAGGCGAGGATCGCGCAGATCAATGCTGAGATCGCAGCGGCTCGACAGGTCGAGAACACGCTGGAAGTTCAAGTCCTCCTGCAAGGTGGCCGAGCCACTGAAGATCAGATGATCCGAATTGCAGCGGTAAACGAGCAGATCGGATCACTTCAGAGCGAGCAGTACGCACAAGGGGAGACGCTCCGAATCCAAGAGGAGCATCGTGCTGATAACGCTGCTGCCGTAGCTGAGGCGTTGGATGCTGCTTCCAAAGCCGCCGAGGAGGCTGCTGCCGCGCTGGGCGGGACTGACAAGGCCGTATCCGGTATTGCCTCTTCCGTGGAAGACATCGGAGACTCTCCCCTGTTCGACGCAGCCGATGTCAAGCGCCTCACCCGCGAGATCGAGAAGATGGCTGGGGTCTTCGACGAGGAGGCCGCCATCGCTGAGGAACGGAAGGAGATCCAGGAGCAGATCAACGCCCTGCTCGCCCAGAAGCTGATCAGCGAAGACGACGCCTTCCGGCTTGAGAGCCTGCTACTGATCTCGGCCGGTGACCGGCTTGACCTGGAGAAGGAGCTGAGCGCCGAGAAGGAGCTTCAGAACCGTCTCGCGCAGGAGGCGGCGGATGCTGAGGCACGTCGGATCAACAACATCGGGCAGGGCACCCAGGCCCTCAGCCAGGGCGGCTCCTCCTTCATCTCGTCGGGCGTCGGTGCTGCCGGTGCCTGGGGCGCTCTCATCATGGCGGCCATCGGGGCGGCTCAGCGGGACGAGGAGGGGAACCTTGCGCTGATCTCGCAGAATGACGAGTTCCAGGCCGAGGTGCAGGCGTTCGCCGCGAACATCGGAGACCTGATCATCGAGGCCACGGAGCAGGTCCCGGAGCACTTGGCCGAGGCGATGAAGAACACGGGCCCGGAGATCGTGGAGAACCTGATCTTGGGTCTCACCGAGGCCGGTCCTGAGCTGGCTCCCGCGCTGGTGGAGGCTATCTCGGAGGGCCTGTCAGATCCTGATATGGGCACCGAGCTGGCGGGCATGCTCATACAGCTTCTTATTTCGGCAGCCGGCGAGGTCCCCTATGAGCTGATCAAGAGCCTAAAGGGAGAAGTCCACGACATGGTGCGGGAGCTGTTCGCGTACTTCACCGGCCTCTGGGGCGATGGTCTCCGCAACGCGCTGGAGACGTTCGGCCGGGATATCGGGGCCTTCCTCGTGGATATTATCGAGGACCTGACAGGCCTGGACATCGACGGGTCAGACAGGGAGGAATCCGATGATACCGCTGCTCGGGCCAGCAACAAGGCAGGCCGCACGGTCTCCAGCAGTTCGGCAGACGACGGCAGCCAGGGTCAAAATGTGGTCGTGGAGCTGATCCAAAACTTCGACGCGGAGCGGTTCGGCCTGGCGGTAGACATCTCGCAGATCGCTGTGGTCCGCCGCGGTCAGGCCGTAGCGAGTAGGGTCAACAGAGCAGTCGGGTCCATCAGGTCCGCCACTGCTGGGGGTGCATGATGAGCGCGAACTTCTGTCGGTGGATTCTGCCGGAGGACACCCTGTCGGACGCTACAGCGGCGACGTGGACCGCCACCTATTCGGCTACTGGCTACGCGCCGGCAAGCCTCAAGACCTCGCTCCCTGGCGATGCGTTCCGGTTCGGCGGCCTGTTCCGCATCCTGGCTGGAGGCGTCAGTGATAACGACGTGATCCAGTGGCTGGACACCGGGGCCCTCGCCAGGGCCGCCACCCTCGACGCGGGGAACTATACGGGCGCGACCTTGGCCGCCCACATCAAAGTCAAGATGGACGCCAGCCCCGGTTCTGATGTCTACACGGTGTCCTATTCGGCCACGACCGGGAAGTTCACGATCGCGACGGGCGGGAACTTCGTACTCAAGTGGAACACCGGCGTGGCAGAGGTCGGACGGCTGGCGACGGCGCTCGGATACGACAACTCAGCAGACGACAGCGGAGCCGCCTCGCACGAGTCCGACACCGTCGTTGTCCACACCGAGGACTATCTGCGGATCGACATGGGCTCAGCCGTGACCCCCGGCGCCGGGTTCTTCATGGGCCATTTTTTGAGCGCGGACGCATCGGTCAAGATTTACGGGCACGGGACGGATGCGATCACAGGCGTGGGGAACGGGGTCAGCTACCGGACCAAGCTGACCACGACTGCCACGCTGCTGAAGACCTTGACGGCCGGGACTGACTACCTCTACGACGACGAGGACGACTTCGCCTCGTGGACTCACAGCGGGGCCTATCGCTACCTC